ATCTGATACAACCGTATCGTTTGTCTTAACTAACACAGTAATTGAAGTTAACGATATTTTAGTGTTTAATCATATTAGTGGCGGCTCACCAAGCGCATATACGTTTAACGCACAATCGGCTGCTGGATCTGCAAATATTAACGTGCGTAACATTACTACGGGTTCGTTATCGGAAGTTATCGTACTTTCTTTTGCGGTAATTAAATGCGTTATTGCATAATCTATGAAAACACCTATCTTAGGTCAAGCGTACGTAGCTAGGACAATTAATGCAGCGGACAACCGCATGGTTAATCTATTTCCTGAAGCAACACCTGAAGGCAGTAAAGACACAGGCTTTCTTAATAGAGCGCCAGGACTTAAAACATTAGTTAGCGTTGGTACAGGGCCTATTCGAGCTGTATGGGCAAATCAAACACGCGGGGAAGATGCTTTTGTAGTATCAGGTAATGAGTTTTATCGGTTAAGTACTAGCTACGTAGCTAGCTTAATAGGAACTGTATCAGGTACAGGCCCCGTGTCTATTGCCGACAATGGCACGCAATTGTTTCTAGCGTGCAATCCTAACGGGTTTATTTACAACAAGACCACGCAAGTTTTCCAACAGATTACCGATCCTGATTTTGCAGGTGCGGTAACAGTTGGCTACATAGACGGATATTTTGTATTTAATCAACCAGACTCTCAAATTGTTTGGGTTTGTGATTTATTAGACGGACTATCTATTAGCCCGTTAAATTTTGCTAGCGCTGAAAGTGCGCCTGACATTCTATTATCTTTAGCGGTTAACAATCGTGAAGTATGGTTGTTCGGTACAAACTCTACCGAAGTTTGGTATGACGCAGCGCTTCCTGGCTTTCCTTTAGCACCTATCCAAGGCGCGTTCAATGAAGTCGGTTGCTTGGCTGCGTATTCTGTAGCTAAACTTGACAACAGCTTATTTTGGTTAGGCGCAGATGCTAGGGGCTTTGGTGTTGTATACCGTAACCAAGGCTATAACGCCTTACGCGTATCTACCCACGCTATTGAATTTGCCATACAAAACTATGATGTTTTAACGGATGCAATTGCGTACACATACCAGCAAGAAGGCCACTCTTTCTATGTATTGACCTTCCCAACTGTAGGCAAAACATGGGTGTACGATGTAGCCACAAGCCTATGGCATGAACGCGCAGGTTTTAAAAATGGTGACTTTACCCGCCACCGTTCTAACTGTCAGATGAATTTTAACCAGGACATTATTGTTGGCGACTTTGAAAACGGCAATATCTACGCTTTAGACTTAGATGTGTATAGTGACGGCACAGGTATTCAGAAATGGTTACGATCTTGGCGCGCGTTACCACAAGACGCAAATAATCTTACGCGTACTGCTCAACATACATTGCAGCTTGATGCTGAGACAGGTGTTGGGCTTAATCTATATCCCGAATACGAAGTAGCCGAAGGACTAACTACGCAAGATGGGTCTAATCTTGTTACGACTATTAGTAGTGATTCGTTGATTACTACAATCCATACAGCAGCTCCAGGCTATTATCCGCAAGCCATGTTGCGTTGGTCGGATGATGGTGGTCATACTTGGTCTAATGAGCATTGGTCGTCAATGGGTCAGCTAGGTAACTATGGAAAGCGTATCTTTTGGCGTCGTCTAGGCATGACTGTTAAGTTGCGTGACCGTGTCTATGAAGTGTCAGGCACCGATCCAGTAAAAATATCTATTATGGCTGCTGAATTACAACTATCACCAACAAGGGCGTAATGGAAAATATAACGCTAATCCCGTCTGCTAAAGTACCTGTGCTATTACCTGATACAGATTTAATGTCAACCCAATGGTACAGATTCTTTTTTAACATCTATACGCTGACCAATAATGGCGTGTCGGGCAGTTTTACAACAAATGATGGTAAGACCGTCACCGTCACTAACGGCATCATTACGAAGATTGTATGAACGATACATATAACCTAGACGTTTTACCTAAAATGGACACGTTACATCATTTTAGCGCAGGAATGTACGCTAAAGAAACACATATACCCGCAAACCATTGGTTAGTGCAACACGCCCATTCGTATGACCATTTATCTATTTTGGCTAGCGGTAGCGTAGAATTAACCGTTAATGATAAAACGTCTACTATTCATGCACCTGCTTGCATAAATATTTGTGCAAATACGTATCATGGCGTAAAATCATTAACAGACGTTGTTTGGTATTGTATTCATGCAACAGATTGCACCGACGAGGACAAAATAGATGAAGTATTAATTGCGCCTGTAGACCACAAAAAAGTCGCAGAATTAGCAATAGAATTGAATAAAGGGGAATAGTATGCCATTTTTTACAGGGGCAGCAATTTTAGGCGGCGCTTTAATAGGTGGCATGGCGTCTGGTAGCGCCTCAAGATCGCAAGCACAATCAGCAGGCGAAGCTACGCAAGCGCAGCGAGATATTGCTGACCAACAAGTTGCATTGCAACGTGAGCAGTATCTAAAACAACTTGAGCTAAACGAACCGTTTAGGCAAGCTGGTCTTACTGGTCAAAATATGTTGTTAGCCCAACTGCAAGGCGGCCCATACGCGTCTGCTAAGTTTGGTGGCGTAGAAGGTTACGATCCAGCGTCTGCCATGCGAAACTTTGGTGTAGGCGATTTTCAAGCCGACCCAGGTTATGCGTTCCGTTTATCAGAAGGCATGAAAGGCATGAACGCTACTGCCGCTGCTAGAGGGGGTTTATTATCTGGCAATGCTTTAAGAGCAGGACAAGAGTACGGGCAACAGATGGGGTCGCAAGAGTACCAAAACGCTTTCAACCGTTATCAAGCCAATCGTGCAGCGCAAGCGCAAGAGTATGGCAATGCGTTTAATCGTTTCCAAACTGAAAGAACTAACACGCTTGCACCGCTACAAAGTCTAGCAGGCGTTGGACAGTCAGCTACTCAACAAGCGCAACAAGCAGCGCAAAACTACGCTACTGGCGCATCTGGTGCGTTAGGTAATTTTGGTAATGCTCAAGCTAGTAACATTATTGGTCAAGGCAATGCAAGAGCGTCTGGCTACGTTGGCGCGGCTAATGCGTTAAGCGGTGGTATAGGCCAAGGAATAAACTTCTATCAAAACCAACAATATTTAAATAATTTAAATTTAGCTAGAAATCCAAATGCCTATGGATATGGTATGACAAATGCACAACCAACTGGCGTTACTTCGGGTAACCCAGTATATTACGATTATTAAGGACTAATTATGGCAACTATTGATCCAAATATTGCATTAGGTGTTAGACCTGTTCAGATTGAAAATCCATTAAATAGATTGGCGGCGATGACGCAGATTCAAGCTGGACAACAAGGTCAACAACTTAATGCATTGAAAATGCAAGAAGCGCAATTAGAATTGGAAGATCGTAATGCTTTACGTGGGTTAGACATAGGCAGCCCTGATTTTATTTCTAACGTATCTAAACGTAACCCTAAACTTGCGTTAGCGCTTCAAAAAGAAATGACGCTAAATAAAGAAGCAGGATTAAAAAATGTTGGCCTTGAGACAAAAAACTTAACTGACAGATATAAGCAAGAAAAAGACATTTTTCAATATATATCAACACCTGAACAATTTTTAACACGTTCAATCAATAATCTAAACGATCCAATATTAGGGCCTCAATTAAAAAACGCAGGCGTTACAGAAGCTACAATACGACAAAGACTTGACGCAGCAATAAAACAACCTGGTGGGTTTGAACAATTATTAAATCAAAATATTATAGGACTTGATAAATTTATTGAGTCACAAATTACCGCCAATGCGCCTACAACTGACATTAAAAATTTCCAATATGGCCTAACAAATCCAGCGTTTGTACCTTATCAAATGACAAAAGCGCGTGCAGGAGCCGCATCAACGCAAGTTAATTTACCTCCGCAGCCAAAGGCCGAACAAGAAGCGCGCGGTAAATTTCTTGTTGACGACTATAAAACTATATCTACTACGGCTAGAAATGCGGCTAAGACATTACCTGCTATTGACACCAATTTAGCTATATTAGATAAAGGTTTTAAAACAGGGTTCACCGCAGAAACACAAGCAGGCGCTGCAAGTATATTAGGCGCATTAGGTATTCCAGACGCAAAAGACTTTGCTACAAATGCTCAAATTTTTAGGGCTAAAACAAATGACATCGTATTACAAAAACAATTAGAGCAAAAAGGTGTACAAACCGCTGCCGACGCAGACCGTATTACAAGCACAGGCGCGCAACTTGGCAATACTCCTGAAGCCAATAGATTTTTATTGGATGTTGCTAAAGCGCAACTTAAACGCGATATTGACCAACGTAATTATTACGATAAATGGTGGGAAAAAAATAAAACTTACGATGGCGCTGAAAATGCTTGGTACGCTAGCGAAGGCGATAAGTCTTTGTTTGAGCGCCCTGAGCTTAAAAAATACAACGTAGGCGCAGCAAAACCATCTGGCCCAAGTGGGGTACCTTCCGCTGCGGTTGATATGCTTAGAAAAAACCCAAATTTAGCCGCGCAATTTGATGCTAAGTATGGCGCAGGCGCAGCAGCTAAAGCATTGGGGCGCTAAATGGCCGCTAATCCTTTTGACCAGTTTGACGCCGCCCCCGTTGCAAAAGGTAATCCCTTTGATCAATTTGACGTGCAAACGCGTCAAAATGTTGGTGCTGAACCACAACGCCGTAATTACGCCATAAGTGAAGTTCCTATGGCGGCGGTAACAAATATACCTAAAAGCACGGCTGAAGCGGTAATGGGTATATATCAAGCGGTTACAAGTCCAATTGAAACTGCCAAAACTATTGGCGATGTTTTAGCAGGCGGTGTTTACAATATATTACCTAAAGAAGTTGTTAGTTTTATAGACAAATTTGATTCTAACCCCGCTAACAAAGAACGCGCTATTAAAACTGCTAACGCCGTTGGTGGTATTTATACAGATCGCTATGGCGATTGGGAAAAAATTAAACGTACAATGGCTGAAGATCCTATCGGTGCCATTAGTGACTTATCTTTATTATTCTCAGGCGGTGCAGGTGCGGCAAGTAAAGTTGGGATGGCTAAAACAGCAGGCGCATTAACAACCGCTGCATCGGCTACGAATCCAATTAATGCTTTAGTAAAGCCTGTAGAAATGATGGCTAAGTCTAAAAATGCTATGCTACAGTCACAAAAAGAAGCCAACGCTGTTCGTGACGCAAATGTTCTTGCCGCGCAAAGAGAAGGTTTTGTTGTTACGCCTGGTAGTTTAACGCCTACTGGCGCAAATGTTGTAAAGGAACGAATTGCAGGTAAGACTCATTTAGAACAACTTGCGTCTATTAAGAATCAACAAATGGCAGATAAAGTAGCGCGCCGTGCGGTTGGTTTACCTGAAAACTCACCATTAACGCCCGAATCAATGAAAGATATTCGTGCAACAGAATATGCTAAAGGTTATGAACCTGTTAAAAATTTAGGTAATATTGTTGCAGATACGGTTTATTTAGATGATCTAGCTAATATTCAGTCAAAATATACAGGCCCATCTAAATCTTTCCCTGAAGCTGTACCTGACGAAGTGGGTAAATTAATCTCTAGGTATCAAGTTGAAAAATTTGACGCTGCGGATGCCGTAGATGTCATTAAAAATTTACGTGAGCAAGCTAGCGGTAATTTTAGAAAAGGCGAAAATGCTTTAGCTAAATCGCAACTTGATATATCTACGGCTTTAGAAGGTCAAATTGCTCGTAATTTAGAAGCATCGGGCGATCCTAAGTTAGCAAATTTATTAGAACAATTTAAAGCGTCACGTCAACGCATGGCAATTAGTCATACGATTGAGGATGCTATTCGTGTAGGTTCAGGTTCTGTAGACGCTAAAAAATTAGGCCGAGATATTCAAAACGATAAGTTTATGACAGGCGATTTAAAAACTATAGCTGAATTTGCTAATACCTTTCCAAGAGTTAACGTACCCCCTAGCACCATTGGTACGCCAGGCGCAGCAACAGTTGTAGGCCGTAGTCTTAGTGGCGGAGCTGGCGCTGTTGCAGGCGCGTTAGCTGGTGGTGGCCCTGGTGCATTTATAGGCGCAGTTGCGCCAGAATTAGTTTCAGCGGGGATGCGACAATATATGTTGTCAAAAATGGGTCAACAAAATATATTACCTAAGTACGATAAATATAAAAACTTGTCAAAAGGATTAAGCGATAAAGGCGTTCGTAACGCTTTAATAGCTATACAGGCGGGAAAACTTGCCCGTGAGAATAAAAACGCACTTGCAAGGTAATTATGGAAGCCGAGAACAATACACGAATTAGCGTGCATGAGGCAGTATGCGCGGAACGATATAAGCGCATCGAAGAATCATTTGATCGTGGGGCTAAACGCATGGCTCGCATTGAATATATGTTGTATGCGTTAATAGGCGTTACATTTTTTGGTAAGGACACTTTTATGCAAT